TGGTGTTCACGCGGGTTCCGATAGCAACACCAGCGTTCTCGGCAATAGAGGACTCAATGTCGAATCCGGCATCGCTGATCAGCTCGTTAGCAAGCTTCACAATGAAACCCTGCTTAGCAGGCTGGAGAAGCAAAGAACCGTAGGTGTTCTCCGATTCGTCCATAGCAGCGCCAGCAGCGGTTTCCGTTGCGGTGCTGTAAGCCGTCATCACTGGGACGCGCAAATCTGATCCGGAATCCCTCTGGAAAACTTCGGAAGTTTCCAGGTAAGGACCTACCAGCTTGGCAAGCGCGTAAACCCGGTCAAGGAAGTCCACAGGAACAGTGTTCGCAGAAGGAACAAGCGTTGCACGCTGTTCCATCGTGAAGTCATGTCCACGGATTTCACCCTTAGCCATTGCACGGAAAACATCGGCTGCGCCGCGGGATTCCTCAACGGGAGCGAAACTACGTGAAGCCTCAGCAACTTCAGCAGCACGAACTTCGGACTTGGAAGCAACCTCGATGGAGCGCGAAGCGGAATCAATGTCAGCCTCGATGCGGTCAATTTTGGTCAGCTCGGCCTGGTCTAAACCGCGGCCTTCAGATTCTGCTCCGTCGATGACTTCGCGGATCTGCATGGTCAGGTTTGAGCGGAGCTCTTCCTGACGCTTAACAAACTCAGACATGAAAATGTCTCCTTAATTTGAATGAATATGAATAGCATGATCGCGTTGACGCAAACCATTAACCGGGGCGTTGACGCATACCGGATACCTTCAGTATAAAACGCGCCATGCGGTGAGCTTCGTGGAGCCGTGGGGAATTGAACCCCAGTCCGACAGACGGCCGCATGCGGGAATCATCTGCCGTCGAAACCGTCCGGCCCCTTATCCAGGATAACAAAAGCGCGTCGTGTTATGTCAGCTTTTTGTGATCCCAAAAAGAAAACCCCCACCGCCAAAAGGGATAAAGCGGTGGGGGAGAACCCGTTTCTAGCGCTTCTCAGAAGCCTTCAGCACTCGGGTTTCTTTAGCCGGCTCAGCATCGAGCGCAACAATCGCACGCGCCCAGTCATCCGCCAAATCCTTTACAGGACCGGAAACAGGATCACCAGCAACACGCAAAATAGTTTTTTTGACATCATCATAAGTAGCCATTACAGTCCCATCAATAAAGCAAGCTTCTTCTTCTTCAAAGCCAGCATCTCCATACTCAAATCGGGCCCAGCGTCCACGGCCTCAGGTTCCGGGGCCAGCTCCGATAAGACCTTCTCGAGCAGCTGCCGATCATCAGAAGTGATATCGTCACCGTTCTCAATCTTCAGCAAAGCATCGGCAAGCGCATCAGCATCAACAGATGCGCGTTGCGCAACACGGTCCAGACCGCGCACAGTAGCCGTCCCCGCCGTTTCAGGATACGCAGGGAAAGCCACCAAGGAAACCTCGTGCAACCTGACAGACTTCAGCATCCGCTCCGTCCCCTCAGCGTTCCAAGAATCCCCGCCCCGAGCAGGCATAGAGAAACCAAACGAAAAAGCTGATACGTCGCCACGCTTGACCAACTCGGCAGCATCACGGCCGTGAGTTGTGTTCGGCAAAAGGCCAGACACCCGGAGCCCCCGCTCATCCTCGGTTAACGTCAAAGTGCCCGCCCTAGTTGAACCGAGCACAGCGCCGGTCTCATGGTTATAAAGGAACTTGATATCGTTACGCGCCCGAAGCGACGCGCGAAAAGCCCCAGGCTGAATCATCTCAGTAAAGCCGCCCAAGTTTTCGCTCCGAGAATTAAAAAGGGCAGCGTACCCTTCCAGGTGCATCCCGTCAGAATCTTCGCGCACCTCAAAAGAATCAACACTCAATATGCGGGTTTCCATTTTGCTCAACGCTTCGCCCTTCGCTCGGCCTTCGTTTTCTTCCTCAATTATACCAACACGCTCCTCCGCATACTTAGACAAACGTTCACGGGCTCTCTCCGACAACACCACACCCCACAACAATGCGCCAGGCACCGAAACAGCGTCACGGACAAACACCCACATAGCACGCGTCACGTTACCGTTCGCAACCGCCGCAACCTCGGGGGAAACATCAACGGCACCCCTAGCAATGGCTCGCACCCACGGCGGTGCCAAAACATCCTGCACCATCACTGCACCTCATAAACGGCATCGGGGTTTTCAGGGTCAATCTGCGCCACCGGTTGCAACTGCGAAGAAGCCAACCCCGTGTGAGCAATTGGGTCCAGGCCGACAGCAGCAAGAGCCTCCGCAGGGTCATAACCTGACAACACAAGAATCTGCGCCATCTTGACCCGCTTCTCGTTCGCAATCAAATCAGCCGCGTCAATGTTCACGTTAGCCAAAGGCACCCGCACCGACTGCGCAGCAGGATCCTGAATATCCGATAGGTCCTCCAGGCGGCGCACATCATTAATGGTTAGGAAGCCGGCCTGCAACCCGGTCGAATATGCGCTCATCCGCGAATTCAGATCAGCTCGAGCCAGCCCGTCCAGGTTAAATTTGATGTAGGAAGTTTCGCCCCCAGGGTAAAGAGCCATCAACGGCGAGAAAGCGTCCTCGAGCTTCTGCACAATCGGGCGCAAAGTGTGCGTGATGAACTGCAACCCATTAGCCTCAACGGAACTGAAAGTTGTTGTCCCTGGAATATTCAAAAGATGCGCCGGGATATTAAAAGCCCGAGCAACATCCTCCACAGCCAAACGCCTAGCATCAATAGCCTGCGAGCTTTCAGGATTCACCTGCGTCGTCTTAAACTTCGCCCCGCCAGAAAGAACACCCGTGCGGTGCCCTCGACGCCAGCCCCGGTGCTTAGAATCAAAACCGTTACGCAGGTTTTCTGCCTGCTCCGCGGTCAGGTTCTGATCGACTTCAATGACACCGGATAGGTTCGTCCCATTTCCAAAAAATGTGGCCGCAAATTTTTCGAGAGCAAGAGCAAGCCCAAAGTTTTCCTTGAGAGCTTCGACACGGGAAACACCGCGCACAGTACCTGGGCGCAAAACATCCGGGATGAAAATAATCTCCTCTTGACCAAGCGTGCGATTCTCACCCTCAACCGCAAAAGATAGGCGTCCCTCCGCGGTGCGCTTCACGGTCACGGTTCGAGGATTCAACACCACCAAGTTAGCGACTTGCCCCTGCCGGTTGCTGAAAACTCGCACAAAAATGTTGCCCTCAAGAAGCAAAGAAACAATGACCGAATTCCAGAAAGCCGTCCTCGGCAAAGCAATGTCAGGCTTCTCAACCCAGGCCGGCTTCGGGCGGAAAGCGCGACGCTGACCATCGATACGGATGTAACAATCCACAGGCAGGGTACTGATCGTGTCAGCGATAAGCGACACCGCCGAGTAAACCGCGTTAACCTGGAAAACAGTCTTAGAATCAATCTGCGTATCCGACAAATTGCCAAACGCCAAATCGTCCCCAGCTTCAAAAACCGTCTGATAGCTGACTGCCCGCTGCTCAAATAACCGATTCAACACCACAGGTTAACTCCCTAACGCAAGGCCGACTAGCAAAAGAAAAACTCCAGCCACAACTAAACCGGCAGGAATCGACAAAAGCAAAGCCCCAGCAGTGACAGCGCACATGCCGGCGATCTGTAAACCCGTAGACATTAAGCCCCTATCCAAAAAACTCCGGCACGACTTCTTCTATCTTACCCGCCGAAGCGCGGTCAAGTGCCAGAATAGCAGCGCAGGCCGCGTCAATTTTTCTCGGGCTGTTCGGGTTTTCCTTTTTGATGTGCGGGCCAGCCGGCGTCATCTTGATTGCGGTATTGCCAATATGCCTAGACAGAAGCGGATTGCCGTCGTGGAGCACGCGCTTCTCGGCCACAGAATCGAAGAACCGAGCGCACGCCTTAATCATGCGCTGTGGCGATTGAGGGAAAGCGACCACAGGGAGCCCCTTGTTTTCGAGCACCTCCATGGACCGCTGCCACCGAAAAGGGTCACAAGCAATCTCGCGCACATTGTGGGTCCGGCAAAACTCCATAATTGTCTGCTCAACTTCGCCAATGTCAACCCGCCAATTATCCGGGTCGTGTTCCAAGTCCTTCTCCCACGCCTTTACAAGGAAAACCTTAATCGGGTCCTCCTGCGAATCAGGGACCACAGCCCCGCAGATAACCGAAGCGTCCCCGTTATAAGAACCATCAAAACCGAGGACAACCTCGTCATTAGGACCCACCTCGAAGTCGCCAGCGCAAGCATCCCACGCGCCAGCCGGCAACCAAGTCTCCACCGAAGAAACCCACTGGTTACAGCGCTTAATACGAAACTCCGCCTC